ATGAAGATGCCAGAAAAACATGACCTGTTAGCCGCTATTCTCGCGGCAAAGGAACAAGGCATCGGGGCAATCCTTGCGTTTGCAATGGCGTACCTTCGCGGCAGATATAATGGCGGTGCGTTTACAAAAACAGTAATCGACGCAACGATGTGCGCCATTATCGCCTGGTTCATTCGTGACCTTCTCGACTTCGCCGGACTAAGTAGCAATCTCGCTTATATAACGAGCGTGTTCATCGGCTACATCGGTACTGACTCGATAGGTTCGCTTATCAAACGCTTCGCTGCTAAAAAAGCCGGAGTAGAAGATGGTGGAAATCAATAATCAACGTAAGGCGTTCCTCGATATGCTGGCGTGGTCAGAGGGGACAGATAACGGACGTCAGAAAACCAGGAATCATGGTTATGACGTCATTGTTGGCGGAGAGCTATTCACTGATTACTCCGATCACCCTCGCAAACTTGTCACGCTAAACCCAAAACTCAAATCAACAGCAGCCGGACGTTACCAGCTTCTTTCCCGTTGGTGGGATGCCTATCGTAAGCAGCTTGGCCTGAAAGACTTCTCTCCGAAAAGCCAGGACGCTGTGGCATTGCAACAGATTAAAGAGCGTGGCGCTTTACCGATGATTGACCGCGGTGATATCCGTCAGGCAATCGACCGTTGCAGTAATATCTGGGCTTCACTGCCGGGGGCTGGTTATGGTCAGTTCGAGCATAAGGCTGACAGCCTGATTGCAAAATTCAAAGAAGCGGGTGGGGCGGTCAGAGAGATTGAGGTATGAGCAGAGTAACCGCGATTATCTCCGCTCTGGTTATCTGCATCATCGTCTGCCTGTCATGGGCGGTTAATCATTACCGTGATAACGCCATTACCTATAAAGAACAGCGTGATAAAAAAGTCAGTGAGCTGAAGCAGGCGAACGCCACCATTACTGACATGCAGCAGCGCCAGCGTGATGCTGATGCACTCGATGCTAAATATACGAAGGAGTTAGCTGATGCGAAAGCTGAAAATGATGCTCTTCGGCGGAAGCTTGATAATGGTGGCAGGGTGCTCGTCAAAGGAAAATGCCCTGTGCCATCCTCAGACGAAACCTCCAGCGCCTCCGGCATGGGCAATGATGCCACCGTCGAACTCTCTCCAGTTGCTGGACGAAACGTTCTCGGTATCCGGGACGGAATTATCCGCGACCAAACAGCACTGAGAACGCTTCAGGAATACATCTGGACGCAATGCCTTCGATGATAGCGATAATTCTACTCATCATCCTTCACATCTGGCTCTGTAGACAGGGTGGTGATCACTTCTGGAGTGAATCCAGATTAAACATCTCATTGCTGATGCTTGATGTTGAGCATCTGGCGCGCGGTAAGGGGCTGCGTTGAGATAAGGGCCAGTCATCACAAACACCAGGATTTAGCCTCGCATTCGCGGGGCTTTTTTATATCTGCAACAAACGCGCTTCACACGCGCGACTTCTGAACACAGAACCTTTCAGGATGACCCTTGAGGATGCCGGTTTGGTTATCGGTGCCTTTCTGTGGGCCGGAATCCTGTGTGACAAGGTTCATCACTAAAAGGTGAGCACTGATGAATTATCCAACTATCGTTAACGGCATCGATTTCCGAGAACTGATTTTTGTGGCAAACAACGATCCGGTTACAGATTCTTTTATGGTGGCAAAAGCATTTGGAAAGCTGCCGAAGAACGTGGTTCGTGACATTGAGCGAACCATAGAAGCTTGCCCTCCTGAGTTTGATACAAAGCTCAACTTTGAGCTTTGCTATAAAAACAATGAGTTACAGAATGGTAAGCCGCAAAAATTCTACCGTCTCCGCAAGGATGGGTTGATGCTTTTGGTTATGTCCTACACCAAAAAAGAAGCAATGCGTATCAAAATTGCTTACATCAACGCATTCAACTGGATGTACGCCATGCTTCAGGTTGGTCATCGTCAATTTGAAGAAGAGAGAAATGCCGTAATGCTGGAGTACATGAAAGAGAAGGATGTTGCCAGCATGTCAGGTCGCCTGCTTAATCGCTGGGGAAAAATTAAGAAGCCTCAGCTGCTGGCGAGAATTGAACGCCTTGAACAGCACGGGCAAACCGTAATCCCCGGACTCACCAATTAACGGCAGTACAGCGAAACAACCCAAGCCAGTAAGTGGGGGAATAACACTGGCAGCCACTGAAAGATGAACCTCCTGCCTTATGGCAAAAAAAGATTCTTTGTGGTGGCGGACTGATGGAAAGACATCGGTTATTGCGGAGACCATTCAATGAGTGGTCTCGACAATGGCTTATACCCTACACGGGATAACTTAACTGATATCCCTTTTAACGGATAAACGGAGCCAACAATGGCAGAGATTATTCCCATGACTGAAGAACAGAAATTCCAGTTAGAGATTTACAAACTGGTCATGAACCGGAACGCAGCCGCAGAAGAAGCATTTCAGTTCATTGGCACTGACGAGCTGAAGCTTGAGCTATTCAAAATTCACTTCCAGTCAGGTGGCGCTAATTCAGATATCACGACCCGAACTATCGAAGCGGTGCGTAAATCGAAGGAAGCGTTAGACCTGTTCACTACCGGAGCATAAACATGGCGCGCCCAACAAAGTATCAAGAGGCGTACGCCGAACAGGCACGCAAACTGTGCTTGCTGGGCTACACCGATGCAGAGCTTGCTGATTTCTTCGAAGTCAGTGAGTCAACTATTAACAAGTGGAAGCTTGATTATCCTGAGTTTTCGGAGTCCATAAAAAAGGGTAAGGCCGTCGCTGATGCAGAAGTTAGTGATCGTCTTTATCAACGCGCTATGGGCTTCGTGGCTCCAGACATCGATATTCGTGTTATTGAAAACAGAATTGTCGAAACTCCGCTTGAGAAGTATTACCCGCCTGATACAACCGCCGCCATCTTCTGGCTTAAGAACCGACAGAAGGATAAATGGCGCGATAAGGTTGATCACGAGCTAACAGGCAAAGACGGCGGCGCAATCCAGATTGAAACATCACCGATGAGCACTCTATTCGGAAAATGACCTCGATTAATCCTATCTTTGAACCGTTCATTGAGGCGCATCGCTATAAAGTCGCCAAAGGCGGTCGAGGTAGCGGTAAGTCATGGGCAATCGCGAGGTTGCTTGTTGAGGCGGCACGTCGGCAGCCTGTGCGTATTCTTTGCGCTCGTGAACTGCAAAACAGTATCAGCGATTCGGTAATCCGACTGCTTGAAGACACCATAGAGCGGGAAGGGTATTCGGCTGAGTTTGAAATTCAGCGTTCAATGATTCGTCATCTCGGAACGAATGCTGAATTCATGTTCTACGGCATCAAAAACAACCCGACGAAGATTAAATCGCTCGAAGGCATTGATATCTGCTGGGTGGAAGAAGCGGAAGCGGTAACGAAGGAATCATGGGATATCCTGATACCAACCATCCGTAAGCCGTTCTCTGAAATATGGGTGAGCTTTAACCCGAAGAACATACTCGACGATACCTATCAGCGATTCGTTGTAAATCCTCCCGATGATATTTGCCTGCTGACGGTGAACTACACCGACAACCCGCACTTTCCTGAAGTTCTCCGTCTGGAGATGGAAGAGTGCAAACGCAGAAATCCGACACTGTATCGTCACATCTGGCTTGGTGAGCCGGTAAGCGCAAGTGATATGGCAATCATCAAACGAGAATGGCTTGAAGCTGCAACCGATGCGCACAAGAAACTCGGATGGAAAGCGAAAGGCGCTGTTGTCTCTGCGCATGACCCATCAGATACAGGGCCAGATGCTAAAGGTTACGCATCGCGTCACGGTTCGGTAGTTAAGCGCATTGCCGAAGGTCTGCTGATGGACATCAACGAGGGTGCTGACTGGGCTACTTCGCTGGCGATTGAAGACGGCGCTGACCATTACCTGTGGGATGGTGATGGTGTTGGTGCCGGGCTACGCAGACAGACAACGGAAGCGTTCTCCGGTAAGAAAATCACCGCCACGATGTTCAAGGGCAGTGAATCGCCATTCGATGAAGATGCGCCGTATCAGGCCGGAGCATGGGCTGATGAAGTCGTACAGGGCGACAACGTTCGCACTATTGGTGATGTGTTCCGCAATAAGCGAGCGCAATTCTATTACGCGCTGGCTGACAGGCTGTATCTGACATATCGGGCGGTTGTTTACGGTGAGTATGCAGACCCCGACGACATGCTGAGTTTCGACAAAGAAGCGATAGGCGAGAAGATGCTGGAGAAGCTGTTTGCAGAACTGACGCAGATTCAGCGCAAATTCAATAACAACGGGAAGCTGGAGCTAATGACTAAGGTCGAAATGAAGCAGAAGCTCGGTATTCCATCTCCTAACCTGGCTGATGCGCTGATGATGTGTATGCATTGCCTGGCATTGGTCCGCGAAGAAACTGAAATATACGTTCCCTCATCCTCCGGTTGGTAAACATGGCAGAGACATTAGAGAAAAAACATGAGCGGATCATGCTCAGGTTTGACCGCGCCTATTCTCCACAGAAGGAAGTGCGCGAAAAGTGCATTGAAGCTACGAGGTTTGCTCGTGTCCCCGGAGGTCAATGGGAAGGAGCAACGGCGGCTGGAACTAAGCTTGATGAGCAGTTAGAGAAGTATCCTAAGTTTGAAATCAATAAGGTAGCAACTGAACTTAACCGCATCATTGCAGAATACCGCAATAACAGAATCACCGTTAAGTTTCGTCCTGGTGACAGAGAGGCAAGCGAAGAGTTAGCCAATAAATTAAATGGTCTGTTCCGTGCTGACTACGAAGAAACTGATGGCGGTGAGGCTTGCGATAATGCATTTGACGACGCTGCTACTGGTGGTTTCGGTTGCTTCCGTTTGACGTCGATGCTGGTCAATGAATACGACCCCATGGACGATCGTCAGCGTATTGCTATTGAACCAATATACGACCCGTCGCGCTCCGTGTGGTTTGACCCTGACGCTAAGAAGTACGACAAATCTGACGCGTTGTGGGCGTTCTGCATGTATTCGTTGTCACCTGAAAAATATGAGGCTGAATACGGAAAGAAACCTCCTGCTTCTCTGGACGTAACGTCTATGACCAGTTGGGAATATGACTGGTTTGATGAAGATGTTATTTACATAGCGAAGTATTACGAAGTTCGTAAAGAGTCTGTTGATGTTATCAGTTATCGACATCAAATCACTGGAGAGATTGCAACATACGACAGTGATCAGGTCGAAGATATTGAAGATGAACTGGCAATAGCTGGATTTCAGGAAGTGGCAAGGCGCTCAGTGAAGCGCCGTCGGGTGTATGTATCCGTAGTGGATGGTGATGGTTTCCTTGAGAAACCTCGACGTATTCCTGGTGAGCATATCCCCCTCATCCCGGTTTATGGAAAACGCTGGTTCATTGATGACATTGAGCGTGTCGAAGGGCACATTGCAAAAGCAATGGATCCACAGCGTTTGTACAACCTTCAGGTTTCAATGCTGGCTGATACTGCAGCGCAAGACCCCGGTCAGATCCCTATAGTTGGCATGGAGCAAATTCGTGGACTTGAGAAGCACTGGGAGGCTCGCAACAAGAAACGACCAGCGTTCTTGCCGTTGCGCGAAGTGAGAGATAAATCTGGCAACATTATCGCTGGAGCTACCCCGGCAGGATATACACAGCCTGCGGTTATGAATCAGGCATTGGCTGCATTACTACAGCAAACCAGTGCAGATATTCAGGAGGTTACAGGCGGCAGTCAGGCCATGCAGCAGATGCCAAGTAATATTGCTCAGGAAACGGTTAACAACTTGATGAACAGAGCAGATATGGCTTCGTTTATCTATCTGGACAATATGGCGAAAAGTCTTAAACGCGCTGGTGAAGTATGGCTGTCAATGGCGCGTGAAGTGTACGGTTCAGAACGTGAAGTGCGCATCGTTAACGAAGATGGAAGTGATGATATCGCTGTCCTGAGCGCACAGGTTGTTGACAGGCAAACAGGGGCTGTTGTTGCGTTAAATGACCTTTCTGTCGGTCGATACGATGTGACGGTTGATGTTGGACCAAGCTACACAGCACGACGTGATGCAACGGTTTCTGTACTGACAAATGTCCTTAGCTCTATGCTTCCAACAGACCCAATGCGCCAGGCAATTCAGGGTATTATTCTGGACAATATCGATGGCGAAGGCCTTGATGACTTCAAAGAGTACAACCGAAACCAACTGCTGATATCTGGTATTGCAAAACCACGCAATGAGAAAGAGCAGCAGATTGTTCAACAGGCGCAAATGGCAGCACAAAGCCAGCCAAATCCTGAAATGGTTCTCGCTCAGGCGCAAATGGTAGCAGCGCAGGCAGAAGCGCAAAAAGCAACTAACGAAACTGCTCAAACTCAAATCAAAGCATTTACTGCCCAGCAGGATGCGATGGAGAGTCAGGCAAACACTGTCTATAAACTGGCTCAAGCCAGAAACATCGATGACAAAGCAGTGATGGAGGCAATACGCCTTCTGAAAGATGTCGCCGAGTCACAACAACAGCAATTCCAGTCACCACCACAGTCACCGGCAGACTTAATGCCGAGTTAACCAGGAGTAATCAATGGAAAACGAACTGATCATCGACGGTCAGGTTATTGACCTGTCTGAAACACAGGAAAATGCAGAAGAAACCATCATCCAAACAGAGTCACAGCCTGAGAATGAAAGCCAGGATGACAACGGTAAAGAGGTGGCAACTGAGCCTGAAAAAACCGAAGAGACACCAGAAGATTACGCCTTGCGTATTGGTGATGAAGAAATTCAGCTTAACGCTGACGATGATGATCACATTGACGGGCAACCTGCACCGCAATGGGTGAAAGATCTTCGCAAAGGCTTCAAAGAAACACAGAAAGAAAACCGTGAGTTGCGCCGCCAGCTTGAGGAAGCATTAGCCAAGCCAGCGGAACATCAGCAACCACAACCAGACGCTATTCCACCAAAACCGACTCTTGAGTCGTGTGATTATGACGAACAGGCGTTTGAACAGGCATTGACTGATTGGCATGAGAAAAAAGGCCGTGTCGAACAGCAGCAGCAACAAAAACTACGTCAGCAACAGGAATACCAGCAGCGTTTCCAGCAAAGGGTAGAAGCGCATAAACAACGGGCAGCCAAACTTCCTGTGAAAGATTATCAGGAAATGGAAGCCATTGTTCTTAGTGAGCTACCACCAATTCAGCAGGAAATCATCATTCACTGTGCAGACGAAGGCTCTGAACTACTCGCCTATGGCTTAGGTAAGAGTCAGCAATTACGCCAGCGTGTAGCCGCTGAGACAGATCCAATTCGCGCAGCATTCCTCTTGGGGCAGATTAGCAAACAGGTAAGCCTTGCTCCAAAACCAAAGAAAGCCATCAAGCCAGAGCCGGAAGTACGTGGTGGCGGTGCTGATGCGAAACAAGACGAATTCAACAAATTATGCCCCGGCGCAAAAATCGAATAAGGAAAAGATAAATGCCTAACAATCTCGACAGTAACGTCAGTCAAATCGTTCTGAAAAAATTCCTTCCGGGTTTTATGTCAGATTTAGTTCTGGCGAAAACCGTAGACCGTCAGTTGCTGGCAGGTGAAATCAACTCCAGCACTGGCGATAGCGTTAGCTTTAAACGTCCGCATCAATTCTCATCCCTCCGTACTCCCACTGGTGATATTTCAGGGCAAAATAAAAACAACCTGATCTCAGGTAAAGCTACGGGGCGTGTAGGTAACTACATCACTGTTGCTGTTGAATATCAGCAACTGGAGGAAGCGATCAAGCTTAACCAGCTGGAAGAAATTCTCGCGCCGGTTCGCCAGCGAATCGTTACCGACCTTGAAACAGAGCTTGCTCACTTCATGATGAATAACGGTGCGTTGTCACTTGGTAGCCCCAATACTCCAATCACCAAATGGTCTGATGTTGCGCAGACGGCATCTTTCCTGAAAGACCTCGGCGTTAATGAAGGTGAAAACTATGCTGTAATGGATCCATGGTCTGCACAGCGACTTGCTGATGCGCAGACTGGTTTGCACGCTTCAGATCAATTGGTTCGTACTGCATGGGAGAATGCACAGATCCCAACCAATTTTGGCGGCATTCGCGCACTGATGTCTAATGGGCTTGCCTCTCGTACGCAGGGGGCATTTGGCGGAACACTGACAGTCAAAACACAGCCAACTGTTACCTATAACGCAGTTAAAGACTCATACCAGTTCACTGTAACATTGACCGGAGCGACAGCCAGCGTTACAGGTTTTCTGAAAGCTGGTGATCAGGTTAAATTCACCAATACCTACTGGCTGCAACAGCAGACCAAACAGGCGTTGTATAACGGAGCCACACCAATTAGCTTCACTGCAACGGTTACTGCTGATGCTGATTCAGACGGCAGTGGCGATGTGACGGTTACGCTTTCTGGTGTTCCGATTTATGACACTACAAACCCGCAGTACAACTCTGTAAGTCGTCAGGTAGCGGCAGGCGATGCCGTATCTGTAGTAGGCACTGCTAGCCAGACAATGAAGCCAAACCTGTTCTATAACAAGTTCTTCTGTGGACTTGGCTCTATCCCACTGCCGAAACTGCACAGTATTGATTCTGCTGTTGCAACATATGAAGGTTTCTCCATCCGCGTACATAAATACGCAGATGGCGATGCCAACGTGCAAAAAATGCGCTTCGACTTACTGCCTGCATATGTGTGCTTTAACCCTCACATGGGCGGTCAGTTCTTCGGTAATCCGTAATAACAAGGGGCTTACGCCCCTTTTATGTTTTAAGGAAACAATATGGATCGCATGAGTGTATTCCTTGCCGCAGATAACGAATCCGGGCATGTACAGGCCGTTATCGCAGAAAAAGACTTCCAGTTTTTCGAAAAGTTGGGCTTTGTTGCCTCAGTTGATGAATTGAAACCGACCAGTAAGCGAGCTCGTAAGGCGGCAGACAATGGCAACAGTACTGACAAAGGGTGAGATCGTCCTTTTTGCGCTTCGTAAGTTTGCTATTGCTTCTAATGCATCGCTGACTGATGTTGAGCCGCAATCAATTGAAGATGGTGTAAATGATCTGGAAGATATGATGTCCGAGTGGATGATTAACCCCGGCGACATTGGTTACGCTTTCGCAACTGGAGATGAGCAGCCATTACCAGATGATGAGTCCGGTCTTCCAAGAAAATACAAACACGCAGTAGGCTATCAGTTATTGCTGAGAATGCTATCTGATTACAGCCTTGAACCAACTCCGCAAGTTCTCAGTAACGCCCAACGCTCATATGATGCCTTGATGACCGACACTCTGGTTGTTCCTTCAATGCGACGACGTGGAGATTTTCCTGTAGGGCAGGGTAATAAATATGACGTGTTCACATCTGACCGATATTATCCAGGCGATCTCCCTCTGATTGATGGCGATATCCCAAACGCATAGGTGAATAAATGCCGATTCAGCAACTTCCGCTTATGAAAGGTGTCGGCAAAGACTTTCGAAACGCCGACTATATCGACTATCTGCCAGTGAATATGTTGGCTACACCCAAAGAAATCCTGAACAGCAGCGGATATCTTCGCTCATTCCCGGGCATTGCCAAACGTTCTGATGTGAACGGCGTATCGCGTGGCGTCGAGTACAACATGGCGCAGAATGCTGTTTATCGCGTGTGTGGCGGCAAGCTGTATAAGGGCGAAAGTGAAGTCGGTGATGTTGCCGGAAGTGGTAGAGTATCAATGGCGCATGGTCGGACATCACAGGCAGTAGGCGTTAATGGTAAACTGGTCGAGTATCGCTATGATGGCACGGTTAAAACCGTCTCAAACTGGCCTACAGACAGCGGATTCACGCAGTATGAGTTAGGTTCTGTTCGTGACATTACGCGCTTACGTGGGCGTTATGCGTGGTCAAAAGACGGCACTGATTCATGGTTTATCACTGACCTTGAAGACGAATCGCATCCTGACCGCTACAGCGCACAATATCGCGCAGAATCTCAGCCTGATGGCATCATCGGCATAGGCACATGGCGAGACTTCATCGTCTGCTTTGGTTCATCGACGATTGAATATTTCTCCCTGACAGGCGCAACTACCGTTGGTGCCGCTTTGTATGTTGCACAACCATCGCTGATGGTGCAGAAAGGCATTGCCGGAACTTACTGCAAAACGCCATTCGCTGATTCGTATGCGTTTATCAGCAATCCGGCAACGGGTGCGCCGTCTGTGTATATCATCGGCTCCGGTCAGGTGTCACCAATTGCCAGCGCGAGCATTGAGAAAATCCTCCGCTCCTACACTGCTGATGAACTGGCTGATGGTGTGATGGAATCGCTGCGATTTGATGCTCATGAGTTGCTGATTATCCACCTTCCGCGTCACGTCCTTGTGTACGACGCATCTTCAAGCGCCAATGGTCCGCAATGGTGTGTGCTGAAAACTGGCTTGTATGACGATGTGTACCGCGCTATCGACTTCATTTACGAAGGCAATCAGATAACGTGCGGCGATAAGCTGGAATCGGTTACCGGGAAATTGCAGTTCGATATCAGCAGCCAGTACGACAAGCAACAGGAACACCTGCTGTTTACTCCGTTGTTCAAAGCGGATAACGCCAGAGTTTTCGACCTTGAAGTTGAATCGTCAACTGGAGTTGCGCAGTACGCTGACCGCCTGTTCCTCTCTGCAACCACTGACGGCATCAATTACGGACGTGAGCAGATGATTGAGCAGAATGAACCGTTCGTTTACGACAAACGCGTTTTGTGGAAGCGAGTAGGGCGCATCAGGAAAAATGTCGGCTTCAAATTGCGCGTTATCACGAAGTCACCTGTCACTCTGGCTGGCTGCCAGATAAGGATTGAGTAATGGCGGATTCGAATCTCAATGTGCCGGTAATCATCCAAGCTACGCGGCTCGATACATCAGTCCTTCCACGCAATATCTTCTCGCAGTCGTATCTGCTTTACGTTATCGCACAGGGCACTGATGTTGGTAACGTGGCTAACAAGGCCAACGAGGCCGGACAGGGCGCTTATGATGCACAGGTCAGGAACGATGAGCAGGATGTTATTCTGGTCGATCACGAAGAAAGAATTCGTCAGCTCCGCATCGACGTAGACGACCATGAAATCCGTATTACTGCAAATACCAATGCAATCGCGTCGCTGGATGTCAGACTAACCACGGCTGAAGGTGAAATAGTCACCTTGCAGGCTGATGTCAGTGCTCTTGATGGTAGAGTGACGGAGGCTGAAGGAAATATTTCTGCATTGCAGGACGATTACGTATCGAAAACAGCAACAGCAACACAATCGCTGGCATCCCCCCTCAACGTAACAACATCCTATTCAGTCGGCGGCACCAAGGTTATCGGTGCTCGTCAGACAGGATGGACAGCGGCAACCGGAACGGCACTCCTCGGCGCATTCAACGCTAACCAGTCATACACTGTCGGCACTACGTACACGCAATCCGAAGTCTCAGCACTCGCTACAGGTTTGCAGCAGGCGCGGCAGCGTATTCTGGCGCTTGAAACGGCACTTAGATTACATGGGCTGATTGACTGATGATTACATTCAAACCAACGCGAAACATCGACCTGATCGAAGCAGTAGGAAATCACCCTGACATCATCGCCGGGAGCAACAACGGTGATGGATACGACTACAAGCCTGAATGCCGTTACTTCGAGGTGAACGTGCACGGGCAGTTCGGCGGCATTGTTTACTATCAGGAGATTCAGCCTTTGACCTTTGATTGCCACGCCATGTATCTGCCAGAGGTTCGTGGATTCAGCAAGGAAATCGGGCTGGCGTTCTGGCGATACATTCTGACTAACACCACCGTTCAGTGCGTCACATCGTTCGCCGCACGCAAATTCCGCCACGGGCAGATGTACTGCGCAATGATTGGCCTTAAGCGTGTAGGAACCATCAAGAAATACTTCAAAGGCGTGGATGACGTGACATTTTACAGTGCTACACGCGAAGAACTAATCGACTTCCTGAATCACGGGAGATAGCCATGTTATATGCATTTAAGCTGGGCAGAAAACTGCGCGGCGAGGAACCTTATTGCCCTGAAAAAGGCGGGAAAGGTGGCAGCTCTGATAAAAGCGCAAAGTATGCAGCAGAAGCTCAGAAGTATGCCGCAGACCTGCAAAATCAGCAGTTCAACACCATCATGAACAACCTGAAGCCGTTTACTCCTCTGGCTGATAAGTATGTCGGCAGCCTCGAGAACTTATCGTCTCTGGAAGGGCAAGGTCAGGCACTTAACCAGTATTACAACTCTCAGCAGTACAAAGATCTTGCTGGTCAGGCTCGCTATCAGAGTCTGGCGGCAGCGGAAGCAACAGGTGGATTGGGTTCCACTGCAACCGGTAATCAGTTAGCAACAATCGCACCAACGCTTGGTCAGCAATGGCTATCTGGTCAGATGAACAACTACCAGAATCTGGCAAATATTGGTCTTGGCGCACTGCAAGGTCAGGCAAACGCCGGGCAGACATATGCCAACAACATGAGTCAGATTTCGCAGCAAAGTGCGGCTCTTGCAGCGGCAAATGCCAACAGACCATCAGCAATGCAATCTGCTATTGGCGGAGGTGCGTCTGGTGCTATTGCTGGGGCTGGACTTGCGAAATTAATTGGTTCATCAACTCCGTGGGGTGCTGGTATCGGTGCTGGTATCGGTCTGCTTGGTTCACTGCTTTATTAAGGGGTAATCAATGGCTACGTGGCAACAGGGTATTAATTCTGGTGGTTTTCTGGCTGGCATCGGTACGCAAAATGAGAATGCGCCAAAGGCAAGCGACATTAACGCAACGCTTGGTCTGATCCGCGAAAACAATGAACTGGCTCGATCAGGTGCAAATAACGTTGGTCTGACCGCGTTACGTGGTCTGGCTGGAGTTGCTGATATTTACAATCAGGAACAGCAACAGAAAGCGATTAGTGCGTTCAATAAGGTTCACGCTGATGCATGGGCTTCTGGTGATCCATCGGGACTATTTAAGTTTGCCCAGGAAAATCCAGCGTTTGTTGCACAGGCACAACAGGCGTTTTCCGGTCTTAATGATCAGCAACGCAACGATATGGGCGATTTAGCCATGAGGGCTAACGTCGCTCTTTCTCAGGGACCGGAAGCCTACAGTAAATTCATTACTGACAACAAGGACAGGTTAAATCGCGTGGGGGCGAATGCTGACTGGATGATTCAGACAGGTATCCAGAATCCAGAGCAGCTATCACACATGCTGACTACTATGTCTCTCGGTGCGCTTGGACCAGAAAAGGCGTTTGCTGTTCAGGACAAGATGGCTGGTCGTGAAATTGACCGAGGCAAACTTGCAGAGACAATCCGCAGCAATCAGGCTGGAGAAGCACTTCAGGCGAGAGGGCAAAACCTTTCCTATCAGTCAGCAATGACTGGACACAATATCGCAGCACAACGCTTGGCTCTGGATCAGCAAGAGTTCGGGTTTAAGATGCAGCAAGCACAGGAAAAGGCTCAGCAGTTGATTAGCGAAGCACCTAAGCTGTCAGTAAACATGGAAAAAGGCATCGAGACGGCTGTAAACAATGCTACAGCATCATCAAACTCAGCCAATTCTATGAGTGCGCTTGCTCAACAGTTCAGAGCAGAAAAACCAACGACAGGTTTGTTCGGTAACGCACAGAACATGTTCGCAAAACTTACCGGAAGCGATACAACATTGCGTGATTTGCGCATCCGCCAAAATGCCCTTGTTAACAGTCAGGTTCTTAAATTCCTACCTCCCGGCCCCGCAACGGATAAAGACGTTGAGATCGTTCGGCAGGGTGCACCAACTGACATGGATAACCCTGAGACGGTCGCAAGATGGCTTGATGCGATGGCAAACCTTGAGCGACGAAACGCGCAGTTTAATGAGTTTAAAGCCGAGTGGATGAGCGCGAATGGCAATCCAGGACAATCGCGTAATGGCGGTCAGATATTGGGGTTGGATGTTAAAAAAGGTGAATCATTGGGGAGTGCCGTTAAGCGGTATATGTCAATGAATACTGACGCAGCGCCAGCACAAGATTCGACACCTTCAGGAGAACCACGGAATCAGGTTGGATCATATACCTCAAAATCAGGCATTCAATTTACGGTGGAATGATGAAAGTAACTGCAAACGGTAAGACATTTACCTTTCCTGATGGTACGAGCACCGAAGATATTGGCACCGCCATTGATGAGTATTTTGCTGGTCAGGCTGTTCAGCAACAAACAGTTAATCAGGCCAATAATGCACCAACACGGGAAGAACCATCATTAATGCAACAAGCTGGCGATTGGCTCACTGGTGGTCAAAGTGCAGGGCAAATCGCAGAACAGGCTGGTCGTGGTCTGGTAAACATACCATTTGACGTATTGCAGGGTGGCGCAAGTCTGATTAATGCAATCAGTCAGGGGCTTGGTGGGCCAAAAGTATTGGATGATGTCTATCGTCCAGTCGATCGACCGACAGACACTTATGCGCAAGCTGGAGAAACAATTGGCGGGTATTTAGTTCCAGGAGTTGGAACGGCAGGAAGCATGGCTATTGGATCACTGGCAGAGGCCGCAAATCAGAAAGGCGATTTCGCACAAAATGCAGCTAAAAATGCCGGAGTTAACCTTGCCGCTCAGGGTGTTCTTTCCGCAGCAGCAAAGGGAATAGGGCGTGGAATAACGGCTATAAAAGGTGATATTGCGCCAGAAGTGGCGAAGAAAATTGCCACATCAGAATCGATGGGCGTGACACCAATGACATCTGATGTTATCCCGCCGAAAAATGCTTTCACTCGTGGCCTTACTCAGGATGCCGAGGGTGCTTTGCTCGGGACAGGCTCAAAGCGAGCGGAGCAATATGCAACGCGTAGTAAACTGGTAAGCAATTATTTTGACCGTTTTGGTGAGTATAACCCTGATGATGTGGTGAAATCTCTGACCACCACGTTAAGGGGGCGGAAGGATGCCGCTGGCGCTGTTATCAATGACGTCACCAATAAAATGGGTAATGCCGCAGTTGATACCACAAATACCATGAATGCTCTGAATACAGCGATCGCAAGACAGGAACGGCTTGGGACGTCTGCCAATCAAAGCCTGCTTACATCCTTGCGTAACCTACGTGAAGAATTAGCAAACCCTGCAACTGATTTGGATGTTACGTTTGATCTCTTGCGTCAGCACAGAACAGCATTTAGATCTAATGTTCAGGGAGATGCTATGGTCTTCCCCAACCAGGCAAAAGCAGCTACCAATATGGTAGAGAATGCAATGTCAAAAGACCTTCGTAACGCAGTTGCTAAAAACCTCGGTGCATCAGACGCAGCAAAATACCTTAAAGCAAATTCCGATTATGCAAACGTTTATAATAAGGTGCTTAATAAAAACATTGCTAACAAGCTCAACAAGGCAAGCAGTGAAGCCAGTCCTGAACTTATAAATACCGTTGTATTAAGCAGAAAACCATCTGACGTGAAACGAATCTGGAGCGCACTGGATGATAAAGGGAAAGATGCTATGCGTGCAGCTTACGTCAGCAAAATAGCGGAAAAGGCCGGTGACTCTCCAGCCAAGTTCATCACTGAAGTTAATAAGCTGAAATCTCAGTCAGGCGGTGAAATTTACAACACTATTTTTTCTGGGAAGCACATGAAAGAGCTTGATTCTCTTCATGAAGTTCTACAGCAAACAGCAAGGTCAGACACCGCAAATGTAGTAACTCAGACGGGGCAATCGCAAGCCAACAGGATAAGGACGATTGGCGCAACTGCGACTCTTGGCATATCAATGGGTCTTGAGGCTGGTTTCGGTGCAATGATGCGCTTGTATGAGTCTAAAGCAGCAAGAAACATGCTTCTCCGCCTTGCAAACGTCAAGCCTGGAACTCCGGCATATGAGCGAGCGTTAAATCAGGCTGCTAACGCCGTTCGCCCTCTCCTAACTAACGAAGCTACCAGGCAGTAGAAATGAACGCCAAGGAAGGCTATTTAATTCTCTTTTCAATGGCTGCAATTATTGCTTTTCCTGATGTTTCAGGAGATTTTGTAGCCATATAAGACGAAAAAATCATGTCGGTCATTCTTTCATAACTTACTATTTCCCACTTAGCCAATGCATGGGACAGTTTGTAGTTGTCATCAGTTAGTGCCCTTATGGAATTTTTTAAGTGTTTATTCTCTTCTGTTAATCGCGCAATTTTTGTATCAATTTCATGTGAGCGATCTAATTCCTTAACCTGTTTCTTGAGGGCAGCTAACCCTGCATATAGTACGCAACAGGATATCCCAAGAGCGAGTACGACTATTTCTAACACACCAACCTCCTTAGTTTTTCGCAGGATACCATGAAAAAAGTTAACATTGGAAACGTACCAAAGATGCTCGTTCCGCTCTTTGAGAGCGGTACAATTGTGTTTTGTAGAGACTTTCCAGAATGGCAACGCCTGCATCAAAAACTTGGCGTTGACGTGCATGACTCGGACGCCAACGGAGCGTCTCATACAATGAGTAGCGAGAATGGTGTTTTGCATGTGATAGGCGTGTTCAATGGCAAACTATCTACTATTGCCCATGAGTGCGCTCACATGGCATTCGATATCTGCTCAAGGGTAGGTGTTGATGTTGAACCAGGAAGAGCCAACGAGACTTACTGCTACTTAATGAGCAGGCTTGTTGAGTTCTGCGAGCGACATATCAAAAAGCCGGAGTGACCCGGCTTGATTATTACTTTTTGCTGTCTGGAGTTCGCTTATCTAATACCCAGCCATGACCTGGCTTTGTTGTTGGCGGAAGCCTTTCGTTGTCCTTGACGGTGGCAAAATTGTCTTTCTTACCGCCGCGCGGGCCAACTTCTTGGTATATTCCGCCGTTTTTTCCTGTGTTTTCACCTGGTTTTTTCGCCATGATATACCTCAACATACACCCGTTATTGGGCGATTAAATATTGATCTCATTTTATAAGTAGTCAATATGGCCCAGGTAAATGAAAAAATTAACCAATCGTCATCTGGGGTATCCGTAAAAACCCTTCAGTACATAACTACTGACAGATAACCAACGCAAAGACCCAGCTTCGGCTGGGTTTTTTATGCCCAAAATTCACCGTAGCAACTAAGCGGTGATGGCCTTGATGGATAGCACTACGAAATTTTCGTAGTTCAAAAACCAAACAAATACCAACCGTCGCCATGCTGCGGCGATTCCTTGTATCTGGAGCAAATTAAATGACAGACATTATCTAAAACAAGCAAACTCGCCATGATATTTTTCCCTGAATGCAATAGACATTAATTCTGCCAGCTCAATATCATCGGTATACCCAAGGAAAATAGACTTACCTTTTAGTTTGAACATAACTTTATATGTGTTTTTCCCTTTAAGAAGATGAACTCCTTTTATACCTGTATTGGATGATGAAACGCTGTTGGTTTTATTCTGACCTCTGGTTACTTCTCTTAGGTTTGAAATTCTATTGTCATTTTTAACCCCGTTAATATGGTCAATTAACCCTTTAGGCCAGCATCCTTTCATATAAAACCAAGCAAGTCGGTGGCAAAGATACGATTTTCCATTAATCCGTATTGATAAGTAGTCGGCCTGTGAGTTCGTCTTAAATCCAGCAACCTTTCCGATACTGGAGCTACCAGAAGCTATCTTCCAAGTGAAGACGCCTGTTTCTGGGTTGTAGTTGAGTGAAGAGGTTAATTCTTTATGAGTAATCATATTCATTCCTTAAATAGAGATTCACTATGTCAAATATTGTGCCAAATGTTATAATTTCAATGCCAAGTCAACTATTTACGTTAGCCAGAAAATTCCAGGCCGCAAGCAATGGCAAGATATTCATTGGTAAGATAGATTCCGATCCTACGCTCCCACAGAATCAAGTGCAGGTTTATGTGGAAAATGAAGACGGCTCTCACGTTCCTGTTTCGCAACCAATCATCATTAACGCTGCTGGTTACCCTGTATATAATGGACAGATTGCCAAATTCGTTACCGTGCAAGGCCATTCTATGGCTGTTTATGATGCGTACGGTGCGCAGCAGTTTTATTTTCCGAATGTACTGAAGTACGACCCGGATCAGCTTGAGCAGCGTCTTGCATCATCAATAGGTTCTTCCATGGTTGGCATTACCGATGGAAGGACAGTGCATGATTTTATATCTGTTGATGACTATCAGAGAATTGGTGATATCCGTGGTTACGGGGCGACAAATGAAAACGTAAACCCTGTCAACATTGCCGTTGCCACAGGTGAGGCCAATGGTCTACTGAAGGTGCCTAATGGAGTATGGAGCGGTAATTTTGAGTTAAAAAATAAAACTAGCATAACTGGTGAATCCATAACATCAACAGTTGTTAACGTTCCTATAAACACGATCGGAATAAAGCCTGAGGGCTCTGACGTTAGAGGGATTACTATATCAAACATGAATCTCCAAGTTAACGGATCTGTTGCTGGCGGTCCTCCTGTTGGTAGCGGGGTCGGAATAGACATGTCTTTTTGCGGAAAGGCAGTTAACTGTGAGTTTAACAACCTTTATCTCGATTTCTTTGATATTGGTTACAACGCTGGATATGCTGGTTTTTCAAATATTTATAACAATATGAGGTGCAATAACAACCGAATCGGGATTAACCTATCCAGTAACGGAACAATTATTCAAAACGTATTCAATGGGTGTTATGTTGCAAACTGGACGGCTTATGCCGTGAAAGTTTCTGGCGCTAGCAACCAGATATTCAACGCGCTTAACATGGGACATAACGGGTCCGCCAATGCTTATTTCCTGCAGATAGATACGAACTCAAGAGGAATCATATTTAATCAACCTAACTTCGAAATGGACGTTGCAAACGGGAAAATTACAGCAGGAAGCCAGGCTATCGTGGTCGCCTCTAGTTCTGAGGTTACATTTAACTCCCCGACATTCAACAGGGTTAACGCTGCAGGGGCAAATGCCTACCTGTTCCGGGTTAGGGGTAACGCTGTAGTACGTATAAACGACCCTCAAATCTACAACGACGATGGCACAATAGGTCACCTAATTATCAGTGATGAAGCTGTTGTTTATCTCAATGATCCAAATCGAATATTCACAGTAATTACTATCCAAGGTAATGGGAGGCTAATACGTGTTGACGAGAAGATATCAAACTCCCCTAACTATACAAACATTCTTACTTTAAAATCTGGAGACATAATTAACTTTGGATTCTATGCAAGATATGCAATGGCGGTTCCAGATTTTCACTCCAATACTATGCCATCACCATTCAAGTACGCAGTGAGCTTTGACACTTACCATAGCAGTGGAACTGCCATTGCTCGAGTGTATGATACAACCACAGGAAATGGAGTATCAAACATCAATGTTACATGTTTCGTACAGGCGTGGAGAGAGGATAGATAAAAATAGGGCGGTTTCCCCGCCCTATTTTTATACTGTAACTAAATTGTCTTCATTTCTATTGGTTTTTCTTTTTAATTTAAGAAAATGTATTTCAAAAAGATAGTATGATGCAATTGATACTATATATGCGATAGCAAACCCACATGCTATTATCACAGCATTATTGTTTACCCCAAACAAGGAGGACATTTTGTTTGCAATTGAAAAACACAGCAAATGCCACATATACAAACCATAACTTATCTTTCCTGTAAATGTTAATGGCTTTAATGATAATGCTTTTGTTATTATTTGTTTTTTCCCTAGCACACTCCACTTGTAAATGAAAAAAATTGCAGATGAAAAAATCATCCCAAACGCTGTAAACATATACCAGCATTTCCCAGCCCAATCTACAGGGTTCCAAAAAGCATTAAGACCAACAGAATTTATTCCATTAAGAACCAGCCCAACACCTGCTATAAAAGTTAAAAATCCTGATTCATATGCGTACTTCTCATCTTTTATCTTGGAAAACAGAGCGCCAAGAACTAACATGTCAATGCAACTGATAAGAGTTACATTTACAATGTATGGGTTTCCATCAGTGATTTGAAATATAAAATATCTTGATATACTTGATGTTATTATTAGTATAATAAAAATCAGATTCATATTCTTTTTGTTTATGAAAAATATGAATAGAGGCCAAAGCCAGTAAAATTGTTCTTCCACTGCAAGAGACCAAGTGTGCCCCAAAATTCCAGGTGTTGTAACATTTATTCCTATATAATAGTTATTGTAGATAAGTTATAAACCACAAATAACCATCCGTTGGTTTCCCAGTTGCAATTAGAAGAATAAAGTTAACAAGTAGGTAAGCATAAAATAACGGGAATATTCTAAGAGATCTATTTATAAGAAATCGTTTAATATAGTTACTAAAACCAGAGTCTTTATCCTCGATAAGGATTGAGGTAATTAAGAAACCAGATAAGCAAAAGAACAGCGGAACTCCAGACCAACCAAGAGAAAATCCTGAAACTTTGGCATGAAAAAGCATTACAATGAGCACCGCAATACCTCTCACACCATCTAAAGATTGTATATGTTTCATGCTAAAAATCCATATTCTACGGGAAGCGGGAGTCTATCAGATTTAGTTGATATTATCTATATAGACTAACTAGATGTTATCTAGCGATTGACTGTCATTCTATGTATATTTTCACGCCTGTTATCATATAACTTGATCATTTGGTATTTTGAGAGATTAACTTCTTTTGTTTCCAGTGTGGCTATGCCAATTACTCCACCTTTTCATCAATCCAGTCCGCCCACCACTGCATCATTTCTCTGCGCTTATCGAGATACTGAGCATGGTTGTAAATTCCGCGCACAGATCCGCCGTTGGCATGTGCCAGTTGCACTTCAATAGCGTCAGCAGGCCATTCGTGCTCGTTCATAATCGTGCTGAATTCATGCCTGAATCCGTGACCGCTTTCCAGACCTTCATAGCCGATTTGTTTGATCACAAGCAATACCGCGTTCTCGCAGATTGGCTTCTTCTTATCGTTGCGCCCGGCAAAAACAAACTCTGACACTGGTTTAGTGATTGAGCTTAGCGTAGTGAGAAGTTCAATCACCTGGTCTGACATAGGAACCACATGAATTTTGCGTCCTTTCATCACACTGGCGTCGATGGTGATAATCCTGTTTTCAAAATCGACGTTCTTCCATTGCATGGAACGAAGCTCTTTCGTTCTTAGGGCTGTATAGCGTAAAACTTTGGTCGCAATGAGCGATACGATGCTTCCTGAAAATGTTGCCAGTGCTTTGTTGAATGCAGGGATCTGGTCTGCTGGAAGAAACGGGAAGTTCTTCTTGCGGTATCCCTTCATGGCGTCAGCAAGGTCAGGTGCTGGGTTATATTTAGCCCTGCCGGTGACAATAGCGTAACGGAAAACCTCGCCGCATCTTCTGCGGGCTTTATTGGCTCGTTCCATTGCACCGCGATCTTCAAATCTGCGGATTACTTCCAGCAGTTGCATCGGCTCAATATCCTGAATTTCAAGGCCGCCGATGATAGGTAAAATGTCGTCATCAAACATTTTTGCAAGTTCAGTCACATACCCTACTGACCATACTTGCTTCTTGTGCTCGTACCATTCCTTGTAAATGGCGCTAAAGGAATTGTTGTTAGACGAAGCCTTTTTCGCTTTTACCGGATCGATGCCAACCGAGATGTCTTTCCTCGCGGTCCATGCTTTATCCCTTGCCTCCTGCAAAGTCATAAGCGGATATTTTCCGACGGTCAGGATTTTCTCCTTACCGTCAATCTTGTAGCGAAGCTGCCATACCTTTTTCCCTGATACAGGGACATAAAGGTACAGGCCATTACCATCGAGAAGGCGGTATGGTTTTTCTTTCGGCTTTGCTGCTTCAATCTGCTTAACGGTGAGCAT